TTTGTTTTTCTCTTTCTTTTAGACCTCTTGTGACATACTCCATGTCAATGTATTTTTCAAGTGTCTGGTCTAATAAAGTTAATGTCTTTTGTGACCTGTCTATAATAGTTTGTTGTTGATTAAGTTGACTATCTATCAATTCAATCTTAATATTATTACCTGATTGTGGTTGTACTTGGTCTAGGTGTGCCTTTGATAGAAAACCAAAGATACCCATAGATGTAATGAAAACTAAAACTATAACAGCAAATGTTAAGTATGCTCTTATGGTTTTAGGTACTAGTTTGTTTCGCCAATTGTTATATAACCATGAGGCGGCTACAAGTTTGCCGACCTCTAATGCACTACCCATAGCAATAATAGGTACTACTGCACCTGCGAATAAGGCCGTCAATCCAGCAATGGAATAACCAGCGGCTATTACAGATATGGATATGGCACTTAAAAATACGATTATAATTGTAAACATGTTTTTCCTATTCTAATGTATAGTCTTCTCTTAGCATTTTGATAATACTTTTTACCTTACCAAAATAGTTCTTATCTGAAGCATAGGCGTCAAGTGTCATAACTAATTTAAAAGGGTCATTGACATCTTCATCATGTTTTAGTTTTCTATATTCTTCAAACTTTGTACCTTTATTTAGGATATTAATATAGTGTTGTACTGAATCACATTCATGCATGTACACCTTTACACCCCATTTCTTAGGGTTATTAGATGGTAACATATGTGGTTCTCTTAAATCATATGTACGAATACCAAATAGATTTCTACCCTCTATGGCAAATCTACTATTGCCCCATGCACTCTCTAAGGCAGCCTGAGCCACCAATAGTTCCATGTTTACAGGAAATACATCTGTCGTAGTATTGTAAATGTAGTTTACACAAGCAATGGTACTGTCTATAAAGGTTTGATTGTTTGACCTCTCAAAGTTAGGTAAAGTGTGAGTAGTAATAGCTTCTAAGGTTTCTACAGCCTTTTCTATCTCAATTTCTATCTTTTCAGACGGCACTTTATCTGAGTTTGCTGAAACCAAATACGATATACCAGAAACAAACAAGATGGCCGTTACAGCCACCAATGTTTGGATAATTGTTTTGATTTTTTCTCGCATTAGGCTTTCCTAATTATGATATATTCAAAACTCGTAATTGTTTCAGGTTCATTCTCGCCATACTCTGACCATGTACCGATATTGATGTCTTTATTACGCCTCTGAAAGAATTGTAAATCATCACGGTCCATATACTTCGACATGTTTTTAAATATCTTTTCAGATTGTTTTTCTGTGAAGTTATTACAAACATCTGTTGCCCAATTACCTGAGTAATAGGTCATTTGTTTGTCTGTACCATTTGTAAAATGGTCTATCTTTGTAGGTACGCCACTAATTACTGATTTAAGATAGTGGTCTAGTTCTTTTGATTTTCTTTTCACTTGTGTTGTCATTATATAATCCTCCCAGGATATAGTTTATTATAAATCTGCAATTTTGAATTTCTTGATTACATTTTTAGTCGGGATAACTGTTGTGCCACCTCCGTCTGCCAATTCACCAGCGTCATCATAATTGTAGTCACTCATCAAAACATGAACCTTAGCATCTGATTTTACCAACCAACCGGTCGATACACATGTAGCAGGTTTCATTCTTTGAATTTCTTTCATCTCGGACCAACCAGCATTTGATTGTATGTCCTCCCAATACACCAAATAGAAATCATACAAGAATGGTATTTCTGGTACATCATCTCTAAATTTTCGTGATTGTTTTTTTGCCATAAGTTATGAACATTCCTTATCAGCAATTACCGTATCTTCTAAAAGAGAACACTTGTATTTGCTGTCTGCATTTAGTCTTAACTCAGCCGCCAAACTCTCTAATATAACAGGTAAGTTTTTTTCTAAAACATCTGTCATTTGTAAAGCAAACTGATACGCCAACTTTTGCATTTCTGATTCTAGCACGGACATGTCCACACCATTACCTGAAATATTTTCTTTTATGACATGACCAATGACGGCCGTGTTATAATCGTCTGCCTTTGCTTGTGATGGTAAAAATATTCCCCATACAAAACCATTAACAAGTAAAAGTGTTATTATCAATTTATTCATAGTATATCCTTTTTTATTATTTATAGGTATATTATACACTAATCAAACCATAAAGGCAAGCGATTATTTCACTTATTTGGCGCTTTTTTTAGTAAAAAACACTTATTTTAGGGGCTGCGACAGTATTATACACTATCTGGTCGTACAAACTTGTCATTCCAACCAAATGCCTCTTTGACAACTGATTCGGTAAGACCTTTATACATCTTATTCAATGATTTATTCTTCATTGCCATTAAGACTTTAGCTTCTTCGTGATGTAAACCTTCTAACATCTGAATAAACATTTTTTCTTTTTGTAATTTATTAGTAGCATTATCAGCGCCTTTTACGAAATGCCATAGTCTTTTAGATTCGTTTCTTAATAGACCATGTTCAGTTCCAATTGGAGCTTCGTTTGCCATATATGGTGGTTCACCTGGTGGTAAATCCCATACAATATTAGGGTCAAATGCTCCCTTTAATACTTGTTTAAGAGGTGCTGTTGAATGTTCCCTCAACACTTGAATTTTTTTAGGTTTGTCTTTTGCGTTATTAACTTTTTTTAGAATTTCAGACATTAGTTCTACTGTCTGTCCCATACCAGATGTGCCTTGATTATTTTTCATTGCAGCTGGGCTCATTACATGTGGGTGTCTTGCTTGTTCGGCCATAATTTTCTCCTTCAATTATATTATGTATTCGTATTATTATTTATCCATCGGAATACCATATAAAAAAGGCAGGCGCCGAAGCGCCTACCCTCAATTTTGGTTAGATTATGCGTTTGCGTTTGCGTAACCTTGTGTACCAAATAAAGCAGTTTGTCCAGCTGCGATAACAGCTTTTGATGGACTTCCTACTCTGTAAGCAACATGACCAGTAGATGTTTTATTTTCATAAATCATCATACCTTCATTTCTCAATTTACCCACCATTTGTGCTGGTGACCTTAGGTCAAATGTGCTTCTTAGTGATTTCCAAGTTACAGTATTGCCTTTTGAAAAAAGGTTTCTTACTTTTTCAGTTTTTGATAGTTTAGCTTTTGCCATTGTGTTTGTCTCCTTCGACTTTTTATTAAAAAAATTAAACATAATTGTTCATTTTCCTTTCTGTATTGAGTTTAATGTACTCCTACAATTGCCAAGCAAAGCGTACTTTAGTAGTTCGATTGGCGAATTCTTATTTGTCATTATCTGGTTTGAAGTCAGGTGTAAAATGTATATCTGCCATATCAGCTAAATCTCTAACTTCGTCCTCTATATCTTTTGAAAATGGTTTATGTGGTTTATGTTTTACATCTAACACTTTAGAATAATCTAGTCTAGCAGATTTACTTTTACCACTCGTATTTAATGTAACCAGTTTGTCTGTTAATTTCTGTGCTGGATGTGGTTTATTAAAATCACGGTAAACCAGACCTCTAATTGTGTCTATTACAAGTGCCAAGTCAGCCGTAAATGCCAATTGATTAGTTTTAATACCCATAGTTACAAATTTATCTAATAAAGAGTATGCAATATCATCAACATTTCCTTCTACAAATTCTCTAGTCTGTTCTTCGACTAAACGAGCATGTTCTTTCGGGTCAACTGGATGTTTAACTGTTTCTTTATTAACAATTTTATCCGTAGGAAATAATATAACATTATCACTCACTAATGACTTCTCCTTTGAAGTTTACTTTACCTTTATCAGCATAGTATTCAATCAATTGATTATAACCACCAACCAACTCACCATCAATTTTAATCTGAGGCATAGTTCTAACAGGTTTACCAATGTCTTCTAACATTGCTTCTGGTGTTTCAAAAGATTCCATTTTCTTTTCTTCGTATTCAAGGCCAAGTGTTTTCAACAAGTGTTTGGCCTTGTTACAAAATGTACAATTGTTCTTACTATAAACTATTATCGACATTTTTATCTTC